AGAGAGAAGAAAACATGGCATCAGTTGTGACAGAGACGGCAGGTGGCATTATCGTAGCTCCGTTTGCAATCCAAGCCAACCATCCCAGGATGTCGGATCTCTACATCCAGAGTATTCCTGGATGCCGGCTGCGATCGACGGTGTCGGCGATGCGGCCCGGCCCTCGAGGAATTCCGCTTGACCAGGCCCGCACATTGTCGATGATTCCGGAAGTGCCTGGAATGATCCTCGCCATCAACCCAGCCAAGTTGGCTTATCAGATTTCAGATCCGTTGGTTGATGATCCGGAACTTCAATTGGCGATTGGTCGGTACCTTCGGCAACAGATGGGCTCGTCGAATGGGGCTGTCAAGGGAGTCCCGAAACTCGATGCCTACTTGGATGTTCATCGAATCAAGACGCTGGTACGTGAGATGGTTGCTCTGGTGAAGAGCAATGAGGCAACCCTCAAGCACGGCTCACTTCCGGATGACTCGGATACTGACATGCTGCCGGGTAAGTTCCTTCTCAACCCAGGATCTCGTATCGCAAATCAGCAGCCGGTGTTCGAGGCTGATTGGGACGATTGGTTGCAGAATCTTGTCCGTGCCGGTGGGTGATGGCCGATTACAGTAAAGCCGTTGAGACTGCTCGGGCTCGTAGGTCAGCGAAGGCTGGAGCCCAATCCGTTGAGATTGAGTGGTTCATTGACGAGGTTTGTGACAAGGTCAATCTCACTCTTAAACAGAGAGTGAAGTTGGCAGTTGAGCTGGTCCATTCCAAGATCACCAGCAACGTCTCAATCCCAGTTGTCCGCCAAGTCTATACCAGACACGAGAAGCCATTAAACTCGGACGGGACTGTTAACCTGGCTGGTAAGGCCAAGAAGGTTTCCCGATCACGAGTTATTGAGAGGTCGAAGCCTGGAGAGTTTCCTCGGGCCGATTTGACACAGTTGATGAAATCATTATTCAGTGGAGTAGACGAACCTGTTAGAGGGTTCTACGATGGGTTTATCGGAACACCACTGGATTATGCTGTCGTGCTCGAGCTTCAAATGAACCGTTCGTTTCTGTTGCGAACGTTCAATGAAGAACGGTCTAAGGTGATGCGGATCCTATCAGGGCCGATTGCATGACCAGCACCGCCGATCTTCACACTGCCGTCACTTCGATCTGGAATGCATCGACACTCAATACAGAATTCAATTCATATTGGACGGCGGCTCAAAGATTAGGTTTCGCTGTTCTGCACGATCAACTGGCAGGGCCTTTACAGCCGTTTCCGTATTGTGTCTTTGAGCAAACTCAAGGAGATACGGAAACAAGGATGTCTAGTGGGGTAGGGAATCCAGGTCGAAGAGAGATTCGGCGAGTACCTTGGAGCTTTACCGTCCAGACTAGAAAAATGAGCGGAGTGGCTCTGTCGGCCAAGGCAATAGCCGCCGATCTTGTTGATGAGATTATGAAGGTGTTTGGGGGCCACCCTACCGTAGCCCCAGCGAATTTCCCAGACCTCACTCAAGGTTACATTCTTCAATGTACCTATGAGAATGAGCTGCCGATCAGGATTGAAGACGATAATTTCTCGTGGAAGTTGATGTACGCGTTCCGTTTAGATGTTCCAGTTCGTGCCTAGGAATTTGCAATGACTCGTTCGCTGTCGAATGCAAAGGTCAGTCTGGCGTTGACTGGGACGGTCCGAAATGCGATGACGTTCAACACGTCTCGCGTCGCTTCTGGGGCTATCAGTCACACCGTCGATACGTCGTTGTCGGATGGAGTTTCTTCCGGAGAAGCGAATCGGGCTTGGGAGTACAAGGCAGATCTGGCCAGCGGAGCGAGTGAGACAATTGACCTGTCTACCATGACCGGCATCAATCTTGGTGCTGGTGATGGCAACGACATCGTCGGCCAGACCATGAATCCGATTGCTGAAATTGTAGCCATTGTCGTCAGCAACGAAAACGCTAGAACGGTGGCTGGCTACCTTGAAGTTGAACCTGGTGCTGCTAATGGGTGGGCTGGTTTGGGTACCCATACGGTAGCGACAACAGGTGCCTTGGGTGGACAAGGCACCTTGTTTAAACAGCAGCCCGGTGACCCAGGCTTTGTGCTGGACGCGACGCATAAGAATCTCAAACTGACCGCAAGTGGTGGCGATCTCACATACAAGATCACAGTATTCGGTCGACATGATGAGGATGAGAGTTCTTCGAGTAGTGTGTCATCAAGCTCGTCAAGTCCGTCGTCGCAATCCAGTTCGTCGAGCTCGCTGTCCTCTTCGTCAAGCTCGTCAAGTAGTGTGTCATCAAGCTCGTCAAGTAGCGTATCATCAAGTTCATCGAGTTCGTCTAGCTCTACCAGTTAAGGAATGCCATGTCATCCGAAAATACCAAGACAGGGCGACTCGGCAAATTCGTCGTCGAGAGCACCCAAGTCGCTCGAACGAAGAAGTGGGCCGTCAGCCGGACACTGGCATCAAAGAGCGAGTGGGGCGATTCAGACTCTGGCGGTTTTACCAATCGGGCTGCCGGGCGTAAAGACGCAACCTTCGATGCAGAAGGTGTGTATGCGACGAACGCTGAGCAATTCGATTTGTTCAAACCGGAAGACATCGCTAAGGCCGTCCTGTGGATGGACAACCTGACCTTGTACTGGGTGTTTCCGAGAGCCTTGTGTCTGGACTTCAAGATGGAAGTCGACATTGACGGCGAAACGGTCATCGGCTGGAACTCCAGTTGGGGTGCTGACGGCATTTACTACGCACCTGGCGAAGACAATGCACCGACTGAGACACTGCCGTAAAGTTCGAAATCGTAGTTCTGTGGAATCACGCCTCTGCCTAACTCCCGTTGAGTGTGGTTGGGGCGTGATTGACTTTGCCTAGAGAGAAGAAAAGAGAAGAACCATGTCGGAAGACGTCGCTCGGATTGTTGGGGCTCCATCCCCTACCACAGTCACAATCAATGGGAAGGCTTGTCAGCTCCGTCCGTTGTCGTTGGTCGAGTTGACTGAGGTGGAACGGGAGTGTCTCCGACATTACCGGAAATCGTACCTTGAGTGCTTCGCAGACAATGCGGCGTCATTGGGTGAGAAGGGCATGGACATCCTTGAACGCAAAATGGAAGAAGCGGCTCGGTGGGGTGTCGAGGACCTACCATTTAAAGACGCGTTTGACTCCGAGAAGATGGTTTTCAACGAAAAGGTTCTGGAGTGGCTCAAAGGTAAGATCGAATTCGATCTGAGCCCTACCGTTAAGGACTACGAGAAGAAGTGCAAGAAAGTCATCGCCGGGCTTCTCGACAACAAGATGTTGCGAGTGCCTGAATATGAAGCGATGACGGGGCACACACCCAAGCCTGTTAAGATTCTGTACGCTAATTGGTGGATTACCGGTTGTATGGATGGCATGATTACCTTCGTCTGGGTGGCTTACCGAAGTAATGGCGTGTCTCGTGAAGAGGTGGCTCGAGAATTGGGTCACAATCCTAGCCTAATGATTCAGCTCTCTCAAGAGCTTGAACGGATGAGTGCTCCGGGAAATGGGTAGGGCTCTCTTCTAAAGACAGATCTGGAGAAGAAGAGTCCACACCGACCAAAGATCTGCTCTGTGGAATAACACCACGTCATATTCGAGCTCTGTGCGAGAATCCTTGGGAAGGTGGTCGAGCGTACACTCCTCGAGAAGTCGGTGACATGACTCTCGACATGATTTATATGCTGCTGGTCGATTCTAGTAGATTGCGAGGAAATCGACCGCTATCAATAGATCCTGAGTCCGTGCCGACTTCTAAGGATGGCCGGGCCAAAGGTCGAGCAGAAGACGGAACCGTTTTCTATGCTAAGGTGGGTGGTAAGAGTCAGGTTCAGTTAATCCGAGAACGAGCTGAGCAGACTCGGCAAGCTGAGTTAAAATCCCAGCAAGAGCGACGAGCTCGAGAACGAGAAGAACGATCAAAGAGGCGCCGACGTGGGACTTGAACTAGCCAGAGCCTTTATCCGCATCCGTGGTGACTCGACTGAACTTTCTGGTGACTTAGAAGATACCAAGGACAAGGTCAAGGAAGCTCTTGGCGAGATCACTTCCGGAATCTTTAGCACCTTGGCTTCTTTTGCCATGTTTGGAAGGGGGGTGATCCGTCGAGGTTTGCAAGCGGCTGGGGAATTCGAGAAGACTACCGTTGAAATGGAAACGCTTCTTGGGTCAGCCGAAGAGACATCGAAACTGCTGGCGAAGCTGACGAAATTCGCCGTCGAAACTCCTTTTGAGATGCCTGGTATTCTTCAAGTCACTCAAGGCCTCATCCAGTTTGGTGAGCGGGGTGATGAGCTGATGAGCACCTTGAAAATCTTGGGCGACGCCTCCGGTGGTACATCCCAGAAATTTCAACTTCTGGGCATGGTTTTCAACCAAGTCCGCGGTGTGGGTAAATTGCTGACTCAAGACTTTCGTCAGCTCAGCACCCGCGGAATCATCTCACTGCAAGACATCGCGAAGCATTATAAGGTCACTACCACAGTGGCTGAGCAGATGCTGTCATCCGGAAAAGTCAAGTTTGAAGACTTCCGGAAGATTATGAAGGGCTTGACGGAAGAAGGTGGCCGATTTGCCAACGCGATGATAAAGCAGTCCACTACTCTGTTAGGCTTGAATAGCACTCTCTCTGATGCTCGTAATATTGCGACCCGCATCTTGGTGATGCCGCTTGTACCGGCTGTGAAAGCCCTCACGCAGGTGTTCATTGCCTTGGCTGGATCCGTTGAAGCTGTGGTCAGAATAGGTGGTTCTGCGGTATCCTTTGCGTTTGTAGGTGCGACGGCCGTGGCCATGCTGGGTGGTGCGGTTAGCGGCTTAATCGTCGTCTTGAATCTTCTTGGACTGACCATCCGGAAAGTCATCATCGGCACAGGGGTCGGGGCCGTCATCATTCTAATCGGAGCTGCGATTGGTTTCTTGATTGGGATGATAAAAGACTGTGTAGTCGTCCAAGAAGCCTTCAATGCGGTCTGGGATGGATTGATCGAGGCTGCTCGTCCAGCCTATGATGTTTTGATGAAGTTCTGGAAAGACAATGAAGCCAATTTACTCTACATCAAGAGTTTGTGGAGTGAAGTTGTAAGAAACATCATGTCGTTGTTGACAGATTTCGGAGATAAGGCTTCTTCAATTTTTGAGATGTTTATAAGCCTTGTTGGCCGAGCCGGTGAACTTTTCGCTCAAAGATTTATCGTGATGGCGAGTGTCGCTCTTCGTTTTATATCGCTATTCTTGGAAGGCTTGGCGATTCTGGTGACCGACTGGACGATGACTTGGGATATGATGAAGTTGATTGTGGCTTTGGCTGCTCTCCAGATTACGTCGAGTATGGTGTATGCCTACGATTCTATCGTGGCCGTGGTGATTGCGTCATCATTCGCGATGGTGCAGATAATGAAAGACACGGCCTACAATCTGGTCTTACCATTCGTCGCGGCAACTGAAGCCATTAAAGGTCTCTTCATTGCCCTGTGGGAAGGAATCAAAACCAAGTTCGCTGGGGGTGATTTCACAGACGCTTTTTTCGCCAAGCTGAACGAAGAGATGGCCAAGGTGGACACCAAGCTCCGACCTATTGGAGAGAAAGCGGCCAAGGCTTACAAGGCGGCCTACAAACCCCCTGGAGATCCTTATAAGGATTTGATTGACACGACAAAGAAAAATATCCAAGAATTGTGGGATAAGATGAAGGGTGCTCGGAACACGAAGTTGACGGCAGACCAAATGATTGCCGACCCAGCAGCTCCGGGTGGGCCAGCGGCCGGCGTCCCGGAAGCTACCAAGGCTATGCTCAATACCGGTCGATACAGTTTTTCGGATTTTGGCAATAAAATCCAAGATTCTTTGTTAGGTACGAAAGATCATGGTGCTCAGCAAGTCGAACTGATGAAGTTGGGTAACGACAAGCAAGACGAGCTCATCAAAGCCGTTAAAGATGTACCCAAATCAGGATTGGAATAATGGCTTCTAATTTCGACGATCCTAGTTTATGGCGGATGCGAACTTCCGGCGGGCTTGCCGTCAAATATCTCGGAATTGAAGGTTCGTTTGCCCCTGAGAAAGCCCAGGTTACTGTCAAGTACCTGATTCGAAGTAGTGATGTAGTCTCTTTTATGCTGGAGATGTTTCCAAACCCTATTCGAATTGGTGAGATTGAGGTACCGCAGAGCACACCGCTTCCAGGTTTGCCGGGATTGATTGCCAATAACGTCACCTTCAAACAATTCGACGACGGCAAACCGGCTGACCCATTCGGTTTCGATCCGTCTGCTCCGGCAGGTACCTATTACCCAGTCATTCAAGTCTCTGTTGATTATGGCCAGCCCAAGGCCTCGCAAGATCCTAAGGCCGACGACCCGAAAACATTCTTAGAGATCAGTGGGCATGCTACGGGCGATTACTTGACTACGACGGTACCGAAAGGTAAGTGGGTCCCTAAGACTAAGAACCCTGAGTCTCTGCCTGAGACGAACGTACCTAACGAGGGTGACATTCCGTTTGAAGAATTGCGGCTGCAAAAGCCTGGGGTTGAGAAAAAGGTAGCCGTCAAAGATCCGACGATCCCCATCATCATTCCAGTTCCGCAGACGGAATGGACTGTCAAGTGGTCACAGATCCCATTTGATTATTTCCAGAACGTCCTGATCTACCGCCTTCGTTGGGGGATGGGGATGGTGAATAGTGCCGCCATGCCCGTTCTCTTCGCAGCTCTACCGGAAACGATTCTGTTTGCTGGGTACTCTTACCAACAATCGTACACCTGGCGAGATGGTAAGATAGGAACTCCTCCCGTTTCGGTTGAGATGAAGTTCCTCGAAAAACGGATCATTTGGAATGGTGTTCTGCGGACTCATAATGATTTCTGGCGTGCCGGTACCGGGTGGGAGACCCTTACCCTTGACGGTACTCGAAAGGTGTTTGAATCCCGTGATTTGAATGGTTTGTTCCAGATCGGTTCGTAAATGGCAGAACCATTCCCAGATAAGAAGCCGGGTGACCAGCTCTCTGCTGAGCACGTCAACAATCTGAACAGAGCTGGTCGCTGGGTGCGAGACCGAGCGGGTAGCTCTTTTCTTTCCATGGCTGGTGGACACCCATTAGCACCGTCACCTCACAATCAACGAATTGTGATTGTGGTTGGTATTCAGATTGAAGAAGAATCGGATCATTCTTCGTCCTCGTCGAGTTCTGATTCCGCATCGTCGGCTTCGTCTGCATCTTCTGGTTCATTTTCATCCTCAGAAGGTTCCGATGGATGGGACTGTGAAGGTGCCAGCTATCAAGTCCGGATGCGATATTATGACACCGATGATAATGAGTGGAAGACGAATGACGACGACGAATCATTCTGTATGGACGCATCCGAATTTGGAGATCCATTCTCTGTAGGTGACGTTCTTGTTGCTTGGTGGGATCCTCAAAGAGGTGCCTTCGTCCCTGGTAATGTTTCAGGAATAAATGATTCGACCGGTGTGTCGAATGCAACCAAATTTGCAAGAGTGACTAATGGATTGAATAGAACGACCGCCTTGAATCCAGCGTTTTTGCAAACAAGTCTTGGAGTGTACACAGAGGCTATTACCGTTGATCGGACATATTTCAGTGGGTATGCCTTTCCTAACGAAATTGTAGAGGTGCGAAGGGAGCCGACGGGTTGGTTTGCCTACGGACACGGGCACACAAAGATTAAGGGAGTTCTTAAGACTGATTTAGAGTCGCGAGGTACCGCCCTTGTTTGGGTGTCGACTCTTACCATTACTTCGTCAGACGGATCTAGTGACGGCTTCTATGATACCTTCACTGCGTCTGTTAGGGTGATGGAGGCTGTTGGAATTCCGGACGGTGTATTTGTGGCTGGTACTGAAATAACTGCTGATTGGCATGACCAAGGGCGGATGTTCCTTGTTGATGTGACCTCAGCTTGTCCGGATACAGTATCATCCCAATCCGGATCGACTTCCTCGTTGTCGGTAAGCTCTAGGTCAAGTTCGTCCAGGTCAAGTTCTAGTCAATCCAGTTCTGCCAGCTCCGTCAGTTCCGCATCTGTTTCCGACGTGTCAACACAATCGTCGCAATCTGGATCGACTTCTTCCGCATCTTCTGATTCGTCGTGGACGTGCGATGTGTCGGCTATCACAAATCTTACATGGTTCATGTCTGGTGTAATCGCAGCCTCCTGCCCAGCCCTGTGTGGCGTCTTTAATGGTAGTTGGACTGCTCCTGGTGCTCCTGGGGGTATGTGGATTGGGTCAGTACCCGGTTCACCGAGTGCTTGTGACGGACCGATTGCTTGTAATGTTGATTGGAATATAACTACTGCAAATAAAGTGACAATGAAATTCATCAGTGGTGCAGTCGAATATGCGAGATATGTAGGAA